GTAAAATGAACTTTAGAACGAGGAATTCCTAACTCTTTAGCAACCTTATAAACTTCTGCGGAGGCAGATTCTTGCCTTCTTGTAATGATGTGAACCTCTTTGCGTTCAGCGATTAGTCTTTTAGCCAATGCTTGACCTCTTGCAGTGGAAAGCGTATCATCAAAGTCAAAAGAAACTTTATTACCTTCTTGTGCATACTTACCTTGTGCGATAATTGCTTGGTAAACTTCTGTTGCTTTCTCTTTTGTGTCATAGATACATTGTCCTTGTCCTACTCTCCATTTTCCGTTTGCACATTTAATTACTGGCATATCAATTAATTTTATAAACTTCTTCGTGAACTAATTTCCAATAAATCTCGTCATCAATCTTTAGCTTCAGCCTTGAAATAATGGTAACAATGTATAAGGTACATTCCTTTGCGAATAATTTGTTTCCACAAAAGTAAACGCAGTTGTTAAAGATATACCTTGCCATTTCATCTGGCTTCTTATTGTCCATTTTCTTTGTATTCAATGTAAACTTTTCGGATTTGACTGATGTAATCTCTCCAGCATGAATCGCAACTTGTCTGTTCCAAGCGGATATTGAATACATTATAATAAACCTCCGTTAGTCTTCTTTGTTCCATGATGCTAACCGAATGACGATCCATACTAAACCATCCTTGCAGATACTCGTAATCTTCCTCAGTTAAGCAATTGATTTTCTTATAAGGAAACAATTGATTTAGCTTTTCCTTCCGTGCATCGCATCCACAATCCCAACCGATTGCTTGTGCTAACTTTTCAACACCGGCTTTAATTCCAGTTGCTTCTGTGAATTGCTCAATAGTGTCGCCTAATCCTTGTGGTTTTCTTTTTGCCATGTTATTAATTTTTTCTTGCAGTTCTTGATCGTATTATAAATGCTTGTAAAACTTATGCCTGATTCTCTTGACATCTTCCGCATACTAACTCCCTTATTTACATAAACCATAAAAAGCATCCTTTCGTAATCTTCCCACGTTTGAATGTAGTCTATAAATGGCTGAGCAAGTTCTAAAACGATGTCATCTTCTTGTGAATCGAATAATAGGTGTTCAATGTCCTTTGTAATTTCTACCTTAATGACCTTCTTATTGTGAAGGTTCATCGTTAATGACCTTAGCGTGAAATAAAAGTAAGCAAAGTTGGCATCCTTATTTGAATTGATAATCTTAATGTAAGCCTCTTGAACGATGTCCTCAGCGTAGGCAATTTCTCCGAAGCGTTTGACTACCGCTATCCAGTGCTTATGCTTATCTATCAAATGGTCGATGCTTACCATCATTCTTTTCGTTGTGAATAGATTGCGAAAATCATTAATAAGATAAATGCTAATTCCAAGCCACCAATAATGATTCCCTCAAATACTAAATCATCCATGAAATTTATCTATTTCTCTGTTCAAATACCAAACAGATTTTTCTAAATCTATTTTCTTATTCCCTTTTTTATCTGCTCTTAAGATATACTTAATTGCATTGCCAAGATTAAAATTCAATCCGTAGGCATCTATTACATCAATGGCTTCGATTCCATTGGCTGAATAATGTTCAGGATGATTGACTTGCTCTTTCATTATTACAAAGTTTAGTTTTTTATTTTGTAAATTCCAAATCTAATTCGTATTTATTTAATAAGCTATTTAATTCAGTATTAAGACTTTGCGCCTCCGCTTCCTCTAATTTTGTCATCTTAATGCCTAACTTAAAAAACTCTAGCATATTCTTTCCAGCACTAAAATAGTCATCACTTACGGTTGTATCTGGATTGTTCTTGTAAAGTTGTTGCTCAATCTTTAGCAGTTCATCCAAAACCATGTTTGACTTGTTCTTTAATGATTGCTTGTTAAATATCGATTGTCTAAAATCGCCTTCGATGTGATCGATTAATGAGTTTAATAAACCCAAGTAAATCATCACGGTTAATTCTTCATCTAATTTCATTTAAATAGTCTTTTATACGTTTGGTTCTGCAAAATGCTGCGTAACTATAATTACCTCTGTCCTCTAATATCTGATTCCGATTTAGCTTTAATGAATAATGCAAATCGTGAATCGTTTCGCCTTTCATCTTTACTTCCTTTGTCGGCTTGGTCAGTTGCTCATCTATCCAATAGATTGCATGCAAGTAATTTGATTTTTTCATAGGTTTAAATATTTATTAATTGCTTTAACTGATTCGTCTAATGTCTTTACTTCTTCAATCTTAAATTCAAATCCTTTCCAGTTGTTAATTGGTAACTCATAGAATTTTAAAATCAAATAATGATAGCCTCCGCTTGCTCTGAGGATCATGTAGTTTTCCGTGTCTTGATATTTCATAAACGGAATGTTATTTTCGGTCAGGTGTTTTTTAACCTTTGCGATTTGGCTTATAATGTTTCTCATATTTTCTAAGTATTAAAAATCCCAAATTTGTTTGTCTTAATCTCAATGTTTTTTTACAATAATCACAAATAACATTTAACTCTGCTAAGTTCGTTGTCATGTTCCAAAGGTAATGGATGACTTCTGCCTTTTGTTCTTTCAAACAAAACGGACAATTTAACTCGTCATTTCTTATCCACTTGTGGCCCATTACTTTTTAAATCCGTAGTAAGTGCATCCGTAAACTTGCCAAGTAGAATCGAAATTATCCTCAAATATCTCGATTGTATCTTTTGCGATATAAGCCACTTTCTTTGGCTTCTTAGGGTAATCCATTGCGACTACCAAATAAATCAATCCTAAGCCATATATGGCCGTTAAAATCTTCTTTATCATCTTATTTTCTTATAGGTTTCTAAACATTTAATTAAATCGTCTAAACTTCTGACAAGTTCATAGCAATATCCTGAATCAAAAGCCAACTTCTCAAAATCCTTTTGTGATTCTTGTTGCCTTCCAGTGCTGGTCTTTACCTCGATAAATAATCCGCTAAATATCTTATTTGGAATCATTAAAAATAAATCAGCCACTCCAGCTTTAACTCCTTCGGCTTTCAGCTTCTTGGCAACTATTACATTGCGGAGGCCACCATTAGGAATTGCAAAGAAAGGAACTTTGATTAAATCAAGATATTGGCAGATTGCCACTTGGATTGCGTGTTCTTGAGATTTCATTGATTGAATAAGTTATAAATGATTGCTGAAATCATTATTGTTCCCGATATTACTAAAATAATCAGTAATTCCCAAAAACTTTTTTTAGGATTATTAAATTCCGTAGGTCTTGTCATAGTATAGGTCGGCTAATTCTTCTGTCATATAATGTCCTGATTTCCAGCATCCTTCTCTGAACGCTTGCTTTATAACTGCCTCCTCGTCATCAAGAAGGATAGTTAATTTGTCTTTGAATAGTTGGTAAACCATTCTGCGATTGACCTCGATGTGATCAATTCGTAAAACATCATCGACCTCGTCGATTAACTTTTGGATTGTTGTTTTGCTTTTCATTTTATTCTATTGGTTTAACTTTTCCTTCTTTGTCAATTCTAACTTCAAACGTTACCAAATCCTTGATAAATCGCTTGTAAAATTCGGCTTTGTATGCCCAAATGTATTCTTGATTGTCTTTTAAATCAGCTACATTCTTTACTAAATGCACAAATCTTGGAGCAACTGCCATCCTAATTTGATTCTTTACTTCCTCATCTAATTCAATAAATCCGTATTGACTACCTAAATCATAAAGAAAATTAAGTCCAGCTGGATATTTAAATGTCCTATCTGCGTCTTTTGTCCGTGCATAAAGATCAGCGTAATCATTTGCACATAGAATGCCTTGTTGCTTTATTTCTTCATCCTTTATCTCTATCTTCTTTTTGATAGGAACGTCTTTAGTTAAATATGCAGCACCCCAAGCTACTTTCTCAAACTCAGCAACAGTCTTAGGGTCATAATCATAGTCTAACCCCATCTTAACAGCATCCCCAACTAAACCAAAACTCGGAATGAAATTACTTATAACTCGTTCCTGAGAAGAAACCATACCCTCTCTTAAATAAACATTTTCTTCTTCAGGCATCTCAAGCGCTCCTAAATTCTTAAGTAATTTTTCTTTCTTAGGCGGAGCCATCTCAGGTATAACATTCGTTATAGTTTCAGGAAGAGGCGTAACACCTGTTGGCGTTGCAAATCCTGTCTCTGCTGCTACTTGTCCTTCTCTAAGAAATTTAGGAAGCGGTTTTGACGAAACCAAAGAAGTATCTTCCGAAGGTAATTCCGTAGTACCTTTTTTTTTTAATTCAGGCTGTGCACCTAAACCCATAAGGGCTTTATAATCTTCAATACTTTTACCATAACCTTGTTGCGTAAATAAATTGTAAGAATCATTCAATGCATTAGGATTGGTAGCAATTAAACTCTTAAAGTCGTTAATGCTTTTACCATATCCCTTTTGAACAAATAAGTTATAGGCCTCTTGTATTGATTGCTCGTTCATATTTTTATGTTATATCAATTAGTATTTTGAACCTACTCCTGCAGGATTTACAGCCGGTGGAGTATATCCTTGAACAGAAAACGCATTAGCAGGAGGAGTAGCTCCTAATCTTACTGCTTCAGCCGTTGCTCTGCCTGATGGGTTAAAGGTAGCACTTTTTATAAAGCCACCTTTATTTACTGCAGTACCAATATTTGGATTGCCTGTTAATAATGGTCCTGCTGATTTGATAAACTCTTCTTGACTCATAACTCTTCCGTCTGCACCTCTAAATGGTACTTTTCTTTGAGTTATTTTACCTCTTTCATCAATAAGTGAAACAGTAACACCTGATGCATCTCTTGCAACACTTTGAACTGCAGGATTAATGTCTCTAAAGAAAGTAGTAGCACCTTGAATAGCCGTGTTGTCTCCACCCCATAATGCACCAACTTGATTAGCTATATTTACGGTATTTCTCTTTTCTTGCTCATCAAGAACTTGCCATTGTTGTGGCTGAGGTCCATAAGGTTGGAATCCTGTTGGCTTAATATCTTTTTCGTTATCCAATCTTGCTAACAACTGAGTTCTAACCCAATCTTTAGCCTTTAATATATTTACCGGAACTACATCTTGAGTTAATTCCATTACATTCCCTCTTTCAGGATTAGGCCTCATTATACCAACATTAACCACACCCGTTGATGGGTCAATGATAGCTTTAGACTTTGAAAAATCAGCAAACCCTTCTACTGATGCCATATTAGCACCTGTTAATGCTTGCAATTTTTTTGATGGGTCATTTGTTTGCAAGCCCTCCATTTTAGTCTTATAATTTTCTTGATATAACTTTTGTAATTCAAATAATGTATTTGTACCATCTACATAGTTCTGTCTTCTATATGTATAATCTTGTAGCTTCATTTGACCTGACTTTAATAGTCTATTGTCAATCATCTGCTGCTCCATCATTGAATGCGCATAATCATTTGTAAACTTATTGGCATCCTGATACTGTCCCTGTGGTGCGTTCTGTAATACGTTTTGAAATTCACGTGTAGCTTGGTCGATGTCAGCTTTCTTTTTATTACGAATCTCCACCTCTTGTTTAAGCATATCAGATATGCCTTTGCCGACTTCAGCCCAATTGACCTGACTATCTGCGTTTCGTTCTGCGTATTTATAATATGTAGCCATAATGTTATTCGGTTTCTTTTTTATTATTAACTACCACCTAATCCGGGTACATTAAAAGGATTTGTTATAAATGGACTTGCGTTTGCAAACGGATTCGTATCCTGTGGCAATGCAAATCTATCAGGTCTAACTGAAATAGGATTTCCTAATGCATCTGTATCTTGCTTAGAAAATAAAGGAACAAAAGTATTTAGACCTTGTTGTGCAATACTTTGAATGCCTTGCATACCTTGCTGAGTAGCTTGAGCTGCTAATCTTTCTGCGTCTCTTGCTGCTTGTTGTGCACCTTTTACTTCTTCTAAATCTAAATTATACCCAAGACCTGCTAAACGAGCTTCTTCTTCAGCAGCTAACTTCTCAAGATTCATTAAGTCTTGACCCATTGCTGTTCTTATTCCTGCTTGTCCTTGTTGCTGTGCCATTTGAATACGTCCTGCTGTTGCAGCCGCACCTCTTTCGCTCTCTACTCCTGCTTGAATAGCTTGAGCACCTTGAGAAAGCAATGCTTCTCTTTCTAATTCATATGGTTCTTTTTGGATACCTAATTTGTCATAGAAGTTTACCTCAAGTTTTTTTCTTGCCTGTTGCATAGCCTCATCAGCATCACGCTCAGCTTCACGCTGTGCTTTCTTTTGCTTATTTGCTTGCACAAATGACATAGTGGTACTTCCTACCGTTGCGGCTATACCTATTACTGCTGCTGTTGTGACTGCCATATTATAGAATTTTTATCATTTCACCTGTATAAGAATCACCCTTGATATAACCAAGTTCTTCGTACATTCCTATAAGGCTTTCGTTTTTGATTAATGCGTAACTATATTTACTTCCTGATTTCTTGCAAATCTCTGTCAACGCTGACACCAATAACTTAATGGCGTCTTTTCTTTGTGGTTTCTTGGTATATTCCTTGTTCGATATTATCCAATCTACCCAAGCTACTTTAGAATTAGTGATATACATAAACCCGGCACAAACAGGAGTTTCATCATCGTAGATAATGATACCACCTTTACCGTTATTTGGGAGGAAGTCTCTTTGCGGAGGCACCCAACCCCACTGTAGCCACCAATCTACGAGAATATCATCGTAGTCAGTTTCGTTCAGTTCTCGTATAATTAATTCCATAGTCTTACAAAGATATTAAATTTAAGGAAAACTTTTCATAACCTCTGTCTGAACTACAAACAATTCAACCTTATCTGTAGACGTGTTTTCTATATTAAATGTACAATAGTGTCCTAAGACCCCGTGTGACTCAGCAACTGAGTTCTTAATATACAAGAAAAACGCATCTTGAATAGGTATCGGAGTTGTCCCCGGTATTGTAGTATCAATGGTTAATTGGTTTGTCCCGTTAGGTAAATCTACTGTAATTGCTGTAACCTTGCCACATAATACAGGAGTGGTGTATGGAGGCAATGCAAAGTATAGCAAGTCTCCTATGCTGATAATATTGCCAATGGATATACCAATAGCAAACTTAACAACGTTACCACCTGTAACTTGATTGCTTCTACCTATCCCGTTCACACTTCTTAATGCAAGCTGACCAACGGTATTATTCCTAACAAAGGCAAAGAACGAAGCCTCTTTTTTCTCAAACCAATTGGCTTCAATAAAACCGGAGTATTGTAAGTCAGTCTCTAAGGTCACACCCCATTTAGCATCACCTTCTAAGTTGATTGTCTTAAACAACTTGTTCTCAAGAGGTGCTGTATTAAACACACTTTGCAGTGTAGTTGGGGTAAAGTCTCCCGAAGGATTGCCAATCTTTACCCACCAAGGACTATAAAATGTATTACGACTTGCGTTTACATTGTGCCTGTAAAGGTCTCCTCCTTTAAACGTATAGAAATAGTTGTTCATTCCTATCATCCAATCAGGATAATAAGAGTAGAAGGATACCCATCCTCCGACCATATCGCTATAAGATAATGTGTAATTTGACATATTTATTTATTTTAGCAAACAGCATCCACTGTTACGGTTCCTCCTGTATAAGTTAATGTTCCATCAATAATGCATCCTGTTAATGTTGTATTACCTGAACTTACATTGTTAGGTCCTGTTGGCGTTCCTGCACAAGTTGTACCACTCCAACTAATAGAAGATTCAGTATCATTAAATATTTCCCATTCAGTACAAGTAGCACAGGTTGAATAATCTGTAAGTTCTCCGTCAGCATCAACTTGTGCTGCATAGTTAGTCCCTCCTATTGATAGTTTTCTCCATCCTGCTGACCCAATAAATGGTGTTGTTAAAGCTGAACTATCATAGAAAATCATTGTTACAATAGGCGTAGTATATCCCGGTAAAGCATAAACAGTACTTGTTGTAGTTGAGCCACTACAAGCCTCTAATGCAGTACCTGTAGCAGAATTATCAATTGTGTATGCAACAGGCGTACTACAAGCTGACTCACACGCTTCTAATGTAGAGTATGTTCCTGTTCCATCTCCCGGGTCTGTACAAGTACCTTCAACACAATTGTAAGAAATTTCAGGAGGTGCAGCACATACTCCTAATGCTATAACAACCCCTGCTGAATTAACTTGAAACCAATCATTACTGCCGGTAATTGAACCCTCTGCAAGATAAAATCCTGCTGTCAATGGAGTTGAACCATAAGCGTCAGCATATACAAAGTCATACAGTCCAACTGTTCCCGGAGTATTAGCCAACGAAGCGTTGTAGTAAGTTACTGTCTCAGTTAACTCGCACACTGCTACGCTTGTTGCTGCCATTACGCTTGAACTAAATCCTGTAAGTAACTCAGGACAAGCAACTGACATTTGCCAAGCTGTTCCGCTACACGGACCAACAACTTCAAAATTTATAATTGAAGGAGACGCTGTCAACTTTGGTATAACCATCATTGTACTTCCCGGAGCAGATGCTCCTAATGATACATCACCTGCATTCACAGTTATACTTTGAGTATTTCCTGTTGCAACAAAAGCCGTTCCATTGTAACTAAACTCTGTCAAAGCAGGATAAGTAGTTCCTGATATTCCACAATCTCCACTTGTTTGCCCCACATAAGTAAAGTTTCCTGATGTGCTACTTTGATGCAATCCATCAACAGGAGAAGTTAGTTTATTGTAAACATTTACTCCAAGTGTTGCTCTTATGCCATCAGGGACCCCATACGGGTCAAATCTTACTATAACCGCTCCTACATCACCTCCCGTAGTTCCGGTGTCTAAATCAAGCAAATAAATGCCTTGACCGCCACTTGCATTTATAGTCTCTCCACAAGGGGTAGCACAAGTAGGACAATTTTGTTGTGGCAATAACACTCCTGACACTTGCTCTCTCACGATTACTCCATTGGAATAAAATCCATCAGCCGCAAGAGTCGTCAGTGTGTCATTTGAAAATACGGCTGTAGCTGACCCAAGAGAAGGAGCGTTTAAATAGTATGATGCACTTGTTGCCATTTTTTATATTTTAATTTAATTATACTACGGGACAGGTTGGTGGAGTTACGTTTTGTGCTCTTAAACTAACAAGAGCGTGATATGGTGTAGGTGATACTACATAATCCTCAAACTCTTCTACAATAGTAATTGCACCACTTTCAAATATTAATCCACCACCTATTATATCGCATACATTATATTTAATAATGTTCCCTGAGCCGGATACCCACTCACCACGAATAGTGTATGGTAACTCACTTACTGACGGATATATAGTTCCTGATTGAACTGAACCTGCAGTTGATGTGATATTAAGTATCTGAGTCATTGCATTATTAAATACAACCAAACTACCGCCTGATTGGTTTCCTACATTCCAATCTAATTGAACCGTTGTAGGTGCCGTACAAGCTGACTCACACTCTCCCAATGTAGCATACGTTCCTGTGCCGTCACCCGGGTCAGTACAAGTACCTGATACGCAATTGTAAGACTCAACAGCAGGAGCACCACATCCACAGCACGCATCACTTGCACTTGCACTTGAGTAACATAGTGTTGTTGAAACAGCTTCTCTTAAATCCCAAATGAAATACAAGTAGTCTTGTAATGCAGGAACTGTAAAGTCTGCAAAGTTATTTGTGCCTCCTCCCTGATTAGGTGTAGCTGTAGTAGCCAATCCTAATAAAGTATTAATATCAGTAGTATTGTTGCCATACAAAACATCTGATGTATAGTACTTAAACTCGTCTGTTGCAGGATTGAATACAAATGTATCCGTAGCAAATTGATTAGAAATTAAACTAACCGTGCTGCCTGCAGGAGGGAATGCTCCTGTTCCTACAGGACCCGTTGTTACATTGTATCTTGATATAAGAGGAGTTGTTGTCCCTGAAACAAAAGTCACAAGACTTGATTGTAATGGAGAGACAAATGCTCCATCTACATACCTGTATTGTGTGTGTATGGTATCACCTGAGTCATAGTCATTAGTCAATACAACCTGAACGATTGTTAATTGAGCAGCTTGACAACAATCAGCAAGTACACTTAAGACAATATCTCCCGTGTAATTAATTGTAATTGACACAGTTTCTACCGATACATTATTCTTATCAAATGTTATTACACCGCTTTCAGTTACAAATCCTGTAGTGTCAGTTGTGCCATCATACTCAACTACTATCTCAAACTCACCATCTTCACTTATTGAGTCAACCGTATATATCACATCAGCAAGACCAACAGTAGGACCCAAGTCAACACAATAGTTAAAAGACTTGGTCTCTTCAGCTAATGTAGTTAATGTAAATGTTTGAGAAATACCACACTCAATACATTCAATATTATAAGGCAATTCTAACGCATTACTTGAAAGAACATATTCATTCATATAAGGGTCAAAGCCACCAAGTTTCTGCGTATTAAATGAAGCATTAAACTCATCTCTAAACCAAGTTCTCATATTCATCTCAGAGATAACTTTCAATTGGTCTTGAGCATAAGAGTCTCCTCTTAATTGAATAACCGCTCCACGCTTTACGTCAGTAAAATATCTGTCATAACCCCATTGAACATAACTTTCAGGATTAAAACTAATCCCGTATTTTTCGCTACGAGCAATCTGAGTACCTAACACTTGAGGTACGGATGCTACAACGCCTCCTCCTGTAGAGTCAGAAATAAGATTCTTATCAGCCAATACATATGAAATCTTGTCTTCTTGAAGAACAAGAATATCAGTTTGTCTTCCATCCATTAAGTAAATACCTCCGAATGAAGGCTCACAAACTTTATAGTTAAGAAGACCTAAGTTAAACTCATTTAGCTTATTTACATTTGACTCAGCACTATAAACACCACTGTATGTGATGTCAGCAAATCTATCTGCAGCCTTATAGTCTTGAGCAGATACGCTCGTTACTCTGTTACCAAAGTTGAACGAGTTTCCTACAATTGAATCTCTTATTTTATAACTCTCTGCTCCGTTACCAAACGCAAAACAGTTAAAGAACTTTGTGTCAATAACAGCCGGAATACCTAATGCAATATCTTGGTCTTGGATATTCCCCATATGATTGCCGTTTGAAATAGCAAAAGACATCTCATTTTCAAAAAACACATCAGGCAAAGAGTCTGATGGCAAAGTCTCAAATATGATTGTCTTATCTGAACGGAACACGGTAATATTAACCTCAACATTTGAAGCACGAGAATTAGGATAACCTATGCCCGTACAAGGCAATGTGCCTGTAACCATCAATTGTAATTGATTGGTTGATGTGTTTCTATAAAACTTATAATAGTTAATACATAAATCAGTTAGTATATCTCCTGCCGTGTTAGTGATTCCCGGAATAAACTCATTATCAGGAATACATTGACCTGCACCCGCATATCTTGTTCCCTCGTTTAAAAATTGTTCAATATCATCTCCTACCCACCAATCATACATATTATCATATGCATTAGAAGAAATAAATGTTTTCTCTAACGCATTTCTTCTTTCCTCACAAGAGTTACCAACACCACCTCTTGATTGTTTAATTGTCATAACAATACGGCTACCTGCAGGGACATCATAATCAACCCAAGCTGATGTAGCTGTATCGTATCTATTCATTGGGTAGTAAAGAATAGGGTAAGTTCCTCCTCTTGGTGAAGTTTCAGTTATCTTGCCCGGAGCAATAATAGCTAACTCATCCTGAACAATATTAAAACTGTTTGGATTAATCTTAGCATATACACCCGCAGGAATTGGTATCATAACTGTTGGGTCTAATGCACTTGGTATTTCCAAGAAACCTGATGCCTGAGATGCTTTCTCAAGTATCGTTGCATAAACGCAAGAAGTTGTAGCACCACTAGAATCGGCTTTAACAATAAGCCTATCTCCTACTTCTATTTTACGTGCGTTCTCCCCTTCAAGTAAAAAATATGCATTGTTTGTTATTGGGTCTTGGAAGAAAATACTAACATAAATCGTTTCGTAGTTCTCTTCGTCAGGCTTTATAACAAACTTATATCTTGTTGCCCAAGATGGAGGTAGCTGTGTTGGTGGTATTACAACCTGAATAGAATTTTTAAAAGCAGAAAGTCCGCAAGGAATATGTTCTGTATTATTAGGACTTACAAGTGCAGTTGATGCTCTATTAAAGTCATCCATATAAACAATACCAATCTCATAATCTCTATTGCTATGCAAACTTTGTGGGTTTGCAATTTCTTGGAATGTAGCCTCTGCAAATGATACTGCATAATACTCATAAAAAGTTTGAGTAGGAGTAACTAAGTTATTTACATATCTCATTGCAGGAAACTGCAATCCAATTACAGTACTTCCCGGGCTTGTTACAATACCAACAGGCTGCCCAACTGCACTAATACCACTGCCGTTTTTAATAAATGCATCCAAGTTATTTGGTATCGCACAGTTAAATGCATCTGTAAATGTTGTTCCATTACAAGCATTTGCCACTGTCTGAATATTTGCAGCAGTACCTACTGCGTTTTGAAACTCTACGCTTGTTGCCAACTGATACACGGATGTATAACTCGTTGCCAAAAAGAACGCAAAATTTAATCTAACATTATCTGTTGTCTCAGTAGGGAATGGGGTCTGACCGGTAAATTGAGAATGTGATATTGTAATCTCTAAATTGATTGCAGAACCTGACACTAAGTTCTGTCCTGCTAAATCAAATGTAACCGTAGCATTTGCAATATTTACACTGCCATTTATTGAGTAGTTTCCCGATTGAAGACCATCGTCAATATTTGTAT